AAAATAATGCGTTGTTTAGTTGTCGGCTGTATATATATAATATAGGGCATAGTAAATAATTAGAAAAAACATATTAGGAGAAAAAATGGAAGAAAAAGAAAGTAATAAACTAGCAATTTTTGTTGCCGCATTTTGTATAAAAATATGTCTTATGATTCCTATAATAATTGACATAGCTATTTTTTCAACAGTAACAATGTTTACTTGGAATACTGTAGGAGTACATTTAACTGGAATGGAATCAATATCTTTCATTGAAGCACTTTTTTTTGGTGTGTGGGCATGGTTTTTTAAAAACAGACTTGTTGACGAAAAATTAATAAAGGAGTAATTATGGGTAAAAACATTACATTGGAAGAAGTAGAAAATCTAATTAGAATTAACAGAACAAATCTTGAAGTAGAACTTGAACAACAACCTGATATTTATATGAGAGTAGCAGATATGAGTGTTGAAAAGATAAGTGTAAGAGATTTCTTAAAAGAAGAAAAGGATAGAGTTTGGGCAGAACAGTTTTTAAAAGCTAAATTGAATTACTCAGAAGGTAAACCTCCTTCTGATAAAGTAGCTGAAACAATGGCTGATGCAAGTTCAGAATTTGTGGAAGTAACTAGAAAGTTTTTAGAAGCCAAGAAAGAAGCTGAAGTATGGTGGAGTAAAAGGGAGTCCTTTCAGGCTAGAACAGATTGTTTAAAGGAATTATCAAGAATAAAATCTTCTGGTTTATATTCCCAAACTGAAGTTAGGGGGAAAATAGCCTCTGAAGAGGAATACAAAAAAATTAAGTCAAAAATGCGGGAAGAGAATTGAAAGGAGTGTATGGAATACAAAATTTAATAACTAGTAGAATATACATAGGTAGTAGTAATAATATTAAAGGAAGATGGGGTTATCATAAAAATGATTTGGGTAAGAAACAGCATCATAATTCTTACCTTCAAAACTCTTGGAATAAACATGGAGAAAAAGCTTTTAAGTTCTTTATTATTGAAGAGTGTGGTGAGGAATTACTTTATGAAAGGGAACAGTTTTGGTTTAATCACTACAAAGAGAATGGATTAGTTTATAATGTGAGAGAAATTGTTGAAAGTAATAAAGGAGTAAAAAGAAGTGAAGAGTTTAAAAAGAAAGTAGGGGAAAGAAGTAGAAAAAGAGTTTATAGTAAACAAACTAGAAAGAAAATGAGTGTAGCTAGAATAGGTATCAAACTTAGTGAAAATACAAAGAGAAAAATGAGTGAAGCTAAACAGAATATGAGTGAAGAAACAAAGAGAAAAATAAGTGAAGGGAATAGAGGAAAAATTATAGGTGAAGAAACAAGAAGAAAAATCGGTGAAGCACACAAAGGAAAAATAATTAGTGAAGAAACAAGAAAGAAAATGAGTGAAAGTGCTAAAGGAAAGAAAGTAAGTGATAAAACCAGAAAGAAAATGAGTGAAGCTAATAGAGGTAAAAAATTAAGTGAGGAAACTAGGAAGAAAATAAGTAAAGTAATGAGGGGAAATAAAAACATGTTAGGAAAACACCATTCTGAAGAAACCAAACAGAAAATGAGTGAAACACATAATTATAAAAAACTAAAAAATAAAATAATATGAGGAGGAATAATTTATGGGAAAATTTGTATATCAAGACAGACCGGATGAACTTTTAAAGAAAAGAATGGAAACAGGTGGATTTTCTGGTGGTGGTGTTTTTCTACAAGGTTTTAATATTTTCAAACCAGCAGTACCAACAACTAAAGATGCAAGAATGACTAACAAAATTAGGATACTCCCTCCAACTTGGGATAATCCATTGCATTATGGGTATGAAGTATGGGTACACTATAATATTGGAGATGATAAAAACAAATCTGCTTTTGTTTGTAACAAACTTATGGGTAGAGGAGAATGTCCTGTTTGTGAACAGATAGCTCTACATAAAAGTGATAAAGAATATGTAGATAAAATAAAAGCAGTTAGAAAAGTAGTAGTATGGCTTATAGATAGAGCAGAAGAAGCTGCTGGCCCTAAACTTTGGGCAATGTCTGTTACACTAGACAGAAAATTAGCATTTCAGGCCAATGATGAGGATTCAGGAAGGGTATTAAAAATTGATCATCAGGAAAAAGGTTATGATGTTGCTTTTGATACTGTAAAAGGAGCTAAAGAAGGAATAGCTTTTACCTATGATGGTGAGAAGATTTCAAGGACAGATAAACCAATATTTGCTGATGCAGATAAAATGAGTACTGTACTTGACTTCATATCAGAACATCCTATTCCTGAAGTGTTAAACTTCAAAGACTATGATTTTGTTAAAGGAGTTTTTGAGGGGAGAATAAATGTTGCATCTAAAGTTGATAGTGGAGAAGTTCATGAAGAAAAACCTGTTAATCATGTGGCAGAAGAACCAAAAAAAGAGGAAAGAGTAGAACCTGTTGAAGATGTAAAACCTGTTGATCTTTCTAAATTAAGTAGAGATGAATTAGATGACATTGCCATAGATGAAATTGGAATGAAAAATAGAGATATAAAAAGTTTATCAAACAATGAACTAAGAAGATTAATAGTTGAAAAAACAGGAGAACCACCAAAAGAAAGTAGTGCTTTTGAAAGTGCAAGAGAAAAACTTGCAGCATTAAAAAATAATTAAAAATTTAAGTGGATGGGTGTCCGAGTCTGGTTGAAGGAGATGCCCATCCACCATTAAGAGGTGATAAATGCAGAGTATTTTAGAAGAAGCAGATGCAATAATAAATGGTGAAAGACAAGATCAATATGGTAATCCAGAAGATAGTTTTCAAATAATTGCTGACTTCTGGACTGTATATCTTATTCATAAGTACAATTTTGAATGGTCTCTTGATGCAGAAGATACTGCAATAATGATGAGTCTCCTTAAACATGCAAGAATGTTAGGCCAGAATAGTAAAAGAGACAACGTTGTAGATGCTGTTGGATACCTTGCTATTTTAGCTGATAGAATTTTGAAAAGTAAGATAGAGATGTGTTTAAAAAGAGGATAGATAATGGTAAAGAAAACTGAAAAAAAGATAGGAAGTTATTTTATAGAGAGTAGTGAGTATAATTTCATACCAAGTGGATGCACACTTTTAGATTGTATTCTTGGTGGTGGATATCCTATAGGTAGGATGTCAAATATTATAGGTGACTCTTCAGTAGGAAAAACTGGTTTATCAGTTGAAGTAATGGCTAATTTCAGAAAGAAATTTCCTGATGGTTTAATTTGGTATCAAGATGCAGAAGCATCTTTTGATGTTGATTATGCTATTGTGATAGGATTACCAAATGATGAAAGAACATTTGTAATTGATGATGTAAGAGGAATAAATAAAACATATGAATTAATGCTTGAGGCAGTTAAAATGGCAACAGAAGCTAATGTTGCTGGTTTATATGTCATAGACACTTTAGATGGTTTAGTTCCAGAAGGTGAAGATGGAGAATTATCAGCAGGGTATGATGCAGCTCAAAGAGCAAAACTAATCAATTCTATGATAACTAACATCACTGGAAAAGTAGAGGAATCAAATCTTCATCTTATGATAGTATCTCAGATTAGAGATAACATAGGTGGATATGGTCCTAAGCATACGGTTAGTGGTGGAAATGCTTTAAGATTTTATGCTTCACAAAGAATTTGGTTAACTCAGAAAAAGAAACTTGAAAGAACAATAAGAAAGATTGAAAAAGTTTATGGCATTATGGTAAATGCTGAATGTAAAAAGAACAAAATAGGACTTCCATTTAGAGATTGTAATTTCCCTGTAATATTTAATTATGGTATTGATGATATCTATGCTTGTTTGGATTGGTTGAAAGGAGTAAATGGTGGTCTTGAAGAAATTGGAATAGAAGCTAAGGATATAAAAGATTATTCTGAAAAGATAACAGTAGGAAGAGATGAAGAAGCACAAAAGAAAGTGAGAGAAACAACTATAAGAATTTGGAATGAGATTGAGCAGGATTTTCTTCCCAAAATAGGTAAATACTGAAATGGCAATGGCATGAAAAGGTTGGGTTCATCACGTGAATTGCCCACAGAGTAAACAGCCGAGCATACCGGCTTACCATTCATGCCTCCCCATTTCATAAATGTTTAGAATAGACAGACAGATAAATAAAGAAAGAAAAGGAGAAAGATATTATGATGATTAAATATTTTACAGACAAAGGAACATGGGTAATAAGGAGTAATGTGAGGAAGGTGGAGTGGTGTTGGGGTTCAGCAGATAAATCCCCTTGGGGTTCATCTTCTGTATATGAAAAAATTGAAAATATTGGTGATAACAGACCTTGGAAAACTGTATTGATTCTTCTTCAAAATGGTGATGTAGAAAGTAAACAACTCCATATATTAGAAACCAATAGTGTTGTGTATGTTTTAAATGAGAATGGAAAAACTGTAGAAAGTTTTTAATTAGAAAGAAATGTCTGTCTGTCTGTTTAAATTTAAAGGAGGATAAATGAAAATAAACGAACTACTTTCTTTACAAAAAATGATAAGGGAAAGAAAGAATGACCTTGTAG